TAAATATAAAAAATAAATAAGGGTTATAAAAATAATGAAAAAACTATTTAAAATGAAAAATATTCAAAAAAGAGTATTTAATACTGAAATTTTAGGATTCACTGACGAAAGTAATGAATTTATAAAAGTTGCGTTTTCTTCAGAAGAGCCTTATCCAAGAGATTTTGGAATGGAATGTTTAGAAGTAGTAAGTCATGATGAGGGAGATATGGACTTATCAAAATTAAATAATAAGGCTGCCGTTCTATTCAATCATGATTTTGATTCTTTAATAGGTGTTGTAGAAAAAGCATGGATAGAAAACAAAAAAGGCTATGCTGTATTTAGATTATCTTCAACTGCTGAAAAATATAAAACTCTTGTAAAAGAAGGTATTCTATGGAAGATGTCATTTGGCTATCTTATATTAGATATGGTTCAAATTGGTGTAAGTGAAAAAGGTGTTCCTATTGTAAGGGTAAAAACTCAACCTTATGAATTATCACTTGTTTCAGTTCCAGCCGACGATTCCGTAGGCATTGGAAGAAGTAAAAATGAAGATGAAAAAGAAATTGAAATAGAGATTGAAGTTGAAGAAGAAGAATTAGATGAAAAAAAATCTATTGAAGATTTACCTAATGATGAATTAACTACTGATGAGAAAAAATCAGAGGGAGATTTACCAAAAGATGAAGAAATTGAAGAAGAAAAAACAATAGAAGATGAAGTGAAACCGGAAGAAAAGAAAAAAAATGTTGAGAAAAAATTTGACATTGATAATAAAATATTGGAAAATATAAATATATCTATAACAACTAATAAAGGAAAAGATACTATGAAAGAAATTTTAGATTTGGCTAGTCAATACAATGAATTTAAATTGGGCTATGAGTTTATCAATCAAGGTAAAACTTTAGAGCAATTCCAAAAGGCATTACTAGAAAAGAAATTATCAGAGGCTTCACCTATCTCTCAAGATGGCGAACAAAAAGAATTAGGCAAGTTTAGTTTTGGTGGTTATGTTACTGAAGTGCTAAAAGGCATTGATGGTAAACATTCTGGCTTGGCTCGTGAATTAACTCAAGATGCAGTTAAAAATGGTTACAAATCTCACGGTGGTATCGTATTACCTCGTCATTTAGTAAACGAGATGAGAATGAAGCAAGTTCGTGCTGCTGGCTCCTACCTCGCTGGAACCCCTGCTGCTTTCGGTAATACTGCTTATGTTGATAATAGAGCACAAATCATTGATGCTTTGTATCAAAATTCAATATGGAACCTAATGTCAACTGTTTATCCAGATGCTGAAAATTATGGCTCCGTAACTCTTCCAGTTATCACTTCTAAAAATAACGTTCAAATGTTAGGCGAAGGTGTTGCTGCTACTAAGAGTCGTCAAGAAACTAGCCACTTACTTTTACTCCAAAGNNAGCAAAGGCTTCAACTTCTTACACTCGTGATATTCTTAAACAATCTTCTTTACCACAATTTGAATCAGTGGTTATGAATGGTTTAGTTAAAGCAATGGCTGAAAAACGCAATCAGCAATGGTTGAATGGAACAGGAACTGACGGCGAAATTATGGGTGTATTTAATGCAAGTGGTGTTAATGCAATCTCTAACGGAACCAACGGTGGTGCTTTAGATTTAGTTAAAGTTGTATCATTTGAAACTGCTCTCGCTGCTGCTAATGTTGATATCGCAAGAGGTGCTTATATTACAAATTCTAAAGTTGCAGGTTCTTTGAAGACAACTCCAAGATTTGCTAATACTGGTGTTGCATTGCTTGAGAATGGTTATTTGAACGGCTACCCTGTATATGTTTCTAACGAAATCGCTTCTGACTATACAAAAGGAACTGGAACAGGCTTATCAGGTATGGCTTTCGCAAGTCCTGAAGATATCGCTGTAATGCAATGGGGTGGAATTGAATTCAAGGTCAATCCATTCATTGAAGAAGACGGTGGAGTAAGACTTGACGGATGGGATTCTTACGATATGCAAATTCTTCGTAACATTTCTCTCGCTGTATCAAAAGATATCATTGCTTAATAAGTAAATATCATATAAATAAAAGAAGCCTCTTGAAAATAGAGGCTTTTTTGTTTTAGTTAGAATTATTAATAGTAAAAACCATTAAAATGAAATAAATGAGGAGGATGTCCGTTTTCAATTTCAAATTGTTTAACAATTACTTCTTCTTCTTTAATAATCAAATTATGATAAAATCTATTATGACTATCTAAATCTTGAAATACAGATTCAAGTTCATCTTCTGCTTTTTTAATGGCTTCTTTATCACCAGTTTTTTTAATAAAATAGATATTATTGCCTAATTCTCCATTTTTGCTCCATAACTCTCTGCTTTTAGCACAAATTGATTCATCAATATCAATATGAATTCCAACTTCTCCACCACTTTCTATTTTATAGTGATTTACAATTACATTTTTCATAATTTTCTCCTTAATAATGTGTTTGTAAATAAGTTATATCATAATAATTCGATAAAGNAAGANTNNTNAATAAATATTTGTATTACCCTATTTAATTTGATATAATAACAATAAGAATTTTCAAAATATAACTGAAAATTATCAATAAAGGNTTAAATTATGCAAGTTAAAGTAAATTATGATACATTTATNAATGGTAAAGAGTATAAAAANAATGATGTGTTGGAAATTAACAACGCANCTCTTTTAATNAAGTTAAATGTTGTNAAAGAATTTAAACAAGTATTACCTATTGANGTCGCTCCAAGGGAAGAATCTTTGGAAAAAAACATGATTAAGAGAAAAAAATGAATTTACAAAATAAATATTTAGAAACTATCTTTAATGTAAAGTATTTTGGAATTGAGGCTATGGTGGTCGCTCAAAATAAAATTATAAATTTAATAAAAGAAGAACAAGATTCAATTCAATCTTATCAAGATTATTCTATTACTGGTAATGGTAATAAATATATGTGTAAGAGTAATGAAGTAGCATCTTATGCTTTGGTTGAAAATTCTAGTTTACTATTAAATGGTGATACTTATGAAATTAAGACTTTAAAAGATAATTTAGATGGAACAACTCAATTAACATTAGAGAAACAATAATGACTTATCATATAAGAAAAACAATAAGAGATGAAGTAAAAAATATACTTCTAAATTTACCTACTACGGGGACTCGTGTTTATTCAGATTATGTTTACTCTATATCTGATAAGAATTTGCCTTGCTTGGTAGTGGTTACTAAAGGAGAAATTCCTAATAGAGAGACAATAGGAAAGCCTGCTATTCAGTCAAGACAATTAGAGATGTCAGTATATGGATTAGTAAAGGTGAACGATACTTATCAAGATATGTTAGACCAAATAGGATATGAAGTAGAGACTGCTATATATAACAATATAACTTTAGGTGGAAAAGTAAAAGATATATTAGTAGTGGCGATTGATTCATCAGTTGATGATGAATTTGAAAAACCAACGGGCTTTATCAATTTAAAAATACAAATAAATTATAGATTAAGAGAGAATGATTTTTCTATTTCAGTTTAAAATTTTGATTTTATTAAAATAATTTTGTATAATTAAATATATAAATAAATTATAAGGAATTTAACTATGGCAGCATCTGGCAGCAATTTAAGAATAACATATGTCGAAGAGACTACTTGGGGTGTTACCCCTACAACTCCTGAAATGAAAATTTTGTCAGGTGTTACGAGTGAATCTTTGGGTGGTTCTCAAGAGTCAATCGTAAGTAATGAATTAAACCCTAATCGTGGTGTAAATTACTCAGCACCTGGTCAGAAGAATGCAGGAGGCGACATTTCCTTTGAATTAGGTGTTCGTGGTGCTGTATCTTTACTAGCAAAATTATTAGGTAATGTGGCAACTACTGGTGCTGGTCCTTATACTCATGTATTAACGGTTGGAACTGGCCCTAAAAGTGTTACATTTGAAAAATGGTCAACTGATTATGAATTAGGCTTTGTATTAAGAGGTTGTAAACCTAACGGCTTTAATTTGGCTGTAAATTCTAGTGGTGCAGCAACTGGTTCAATCAATTTCTTAGGTAAAAATTATAGTGCTACTGATACTGAATTAGACGCAACTCCTATTGACTCCTCACATTCATTCTTTGATGGATTAAGAGCGAGTGTTTTGGTAGGTGGTGTTAGTTATGATATGGTAAGCCTTGCTTTTGACGGAACAAATAATTTGGAAGATTCAAGAGTTATCGGTAAAGACGAAAGTGCTGGATTAACTCCTGCTCGTTTTGATATTAACGGTAGTTTTTCAATCCCTTATGTTGATAATGTTTTAATTCTCAAGGCTATCAATGGTGAAGAAGATGATTTGAAATTAACTTTCTCTAATGGAACTCACTCAATAGAATTCCTATTTCCAAGAATTAAGTATTTTGGAGACCCTGTGCCAAAGGCTGGTGGTCAAGGTGCTTTAAATGTTGAATTATCTTTCAATGCTCTATTAGATAACGATAGTCTTAGCCCTACTTATAAAAAGGCTATACAAATCACAGTTATCAATGATGAGGCTGTATTATAATAATAATAATAATTAAATAAAAAAAACCTAAACGTTTAAGGCTCTTATAAATTAGGAGCCTTTTTTATTATCTAAATACTTGATTTTTGTAAGACAATTTATTATACTTATTAAGTAAACAAATTATTATAAAAGGACTTACACAATGAAAGATTTAAAAAAGAGAATAGTGAACCAGCAATTCAAAAAAGTAACATTTGATGGTATTGAGTTTGTTATCAAGAAAATGGATGCTCTTATTTATCAAATGTTGGCTATTAAAATTAAGAGTGGTGCTGCTAATTTTGAAATTAACATTATTTTGGATGCTATCAAAGATGTAAAAGGGTTAAAAGTCAAGCACGTTGTAGATTCAGTTGAAGAATTTACGGCTGAAGAGTTAGATAGCGACCTAGCATTTGATAATGAATACTTGCAAATATATTTAGGTAAAAATCAAGAGACTTTGATTGAACTTTATACTTTAGTAAGTAAAGATTTCATGGAATTTAACGAAAATAATAGTAAAAAAAACTTGATTTAAGATATAAGATTGAAAGACTAATATTTCAAGCAAGAAGAGAAGCAAATAAAAACGACAAAAAAAGTATTTATAAAGATATCTATTTTTACGATGCAGAGCCATGTCAAGATATTGAACTTGATTTGGCTCTATCTATTTATAATAATATAACTAGCGAGATGGGTGGTATAAGTTGGACTGGATTTGATTTTTGGATAATGAGATATGACATAGAAAA